CTAATTTTACAATTACCAATACAAGCCCATCTAGCGGTGGAACAGTTACTTCAGTAACAGCTACAAGCCCTGTTACCTCTACTGGTGGAACAACTCCTGTAATTGCTATGCCAGCCGCCACTACTTCTGTAAGCGGTTATTTGACTAATACAGATTGGACTACATTTAATAATAAACAACCAGCAGGTTCTTATTTAACTGCTGTAACTGCTGATGCCCCTTTATCGGGTTCAGGTACAAGTGGTAGTCATTTAGTTATTGCAACTGCAAACACAACAACTACTGGTGCTTTATCCTCAACTGATTGGAACACTTTTAATAATAAAGGTAGTGGCTCTGTTACTAGCGTAGCAGCCACAGTACCTAGTTTTTTAAGTGTATCTGGTAGCCCTATTACTACAAGCGGTACTTTAGCTTTGACTTATAGTGGCACAGCTTTACCAGTAGCTAATGGCGGTACAGGAGTTACTAGCAGTAGTGGTGCTAATTCTGTTGTATTGCGTGATGCCAATGGAAATATAACGACTAACTGTTTATTTGAAGGTTTTACTAGCCAAGCTGCAAGTGGCACAACCATTACATTAATCGCTTCTTCTGCTCAAAATTTATTAATTACTGGGTCTGGCGGTCAAACAATTAAGTTGCCCAATGCCACTACTTTACCTAATGGCGCAACTTTTACATTTAATAATAATCAATCTTCAGGTACGATTATTGTTCAAAACAATTCATCTACTACAGTTGCAACAATCAATTCTGGCGGTTATGTAACAGTAGTATTGCTTGATAATTCTATTGCTGCTGGTTCTTGGGATAGACATGACTCAACACCTTCTAATGTAAGTTGGTCAACCAATACTTTAGATTATGCTGGCTCAATTACAAGTGCTACTTGGAATGGTACTGCTGTTGCAATTAATCGAGGCGGTACAGGACAAAGTACTGCAAGTGCAGCATTTAATGCTTTAAGCCCTTTAACTTCTGCTGGTGATACTTTATATGGCGGTACAAGTGGTGCTGGTACTAGATTAGCGATTGGCACGGCAGGACAAGTATTAACAGTAAAGTCTGGCGCAACTGCTCCACAATGGTCAACACCAACAACAGGCACAGTAACTTCTGTAAGCGGTACAGGTACAGTTTCAGGTATATCACTAAGTGGTACAGTTACTTCTAGTGGAAGTCTTACTTTAGGGGGTACTTTAGACCTTTCTAGCCCACCTGCTATTGGTGGTACAACAGCAAATACAGGTATTTTTTCTTTAATTAGTTCTACTCGAATCAATCCTAGAGTAACTAATATTACTTCTAATGCTACTATTACTCCACCAAGTGATACTGTAGATCAATATAGTGTTACAGCATTAGCAGTTCCCGCCACAATAGCAATTCCTAGCGGTACTGCGGTAGCTGGTCAAAAATTAACACTTAGAATTAAAGATAATGGAACAGCACAAGCATTGACTTGGACTACTTCTGCTGGTGGCTATCGTGTTATTGGTAGCACTTTGCCAACTACAACTGTAGCAAGTAAAGTGGTGTATATCGGTTGTATATATAATGCTACAGAATCATTTTGGGATGTAGTAGCAGTAGCACAACAGGCTTAATATGAAAATTGACTTTACTATTACTCAACATGGCTATACCTACAGCGATGCTTTATTTGTAGAAGATGAAACACCTGAACAGATTGAAGCCATGAAACAAGCTCGATTTGACAACTGGTACAAAATTATTACTACTCCTGTAGAAAACCCCAATCCAGAAGAATTACAGGCTGAATAATGGCAAATAGGTACTGGGTTGGTGGAACTGCATCTTGGGATGGAACTATAGGTTTAAAATGGGCTTTAACTTCTGGCGGAATTGGTGGACAACTTGCTCCCACTTCTGCTGATACTGTTTTTTTTGATGCTAACTCTGGTGCAAGCACAGTAACGATTGGTGCTGGTACAGCCATATGTGCAACCCTAACAATGACGGGTTTTACTGGTACTTTAGCATTTGGAAGTAATAGTATTACTGTAGCTAGTAATGGTGTTGGTGTATTTACAGGAGCAACTACCTATTCTGTAACTGGAACTCCATTAATTTTACTTACTTATGCTGGTGCGGCAGGAACTTCTGTGGTTACGGGAACAGTAACAGAAGCCAATGCAATTAGTTTTACTGTTAGTGCGGGTTCGTATGCTTTAACTATAGGCGGTGTAGTAAAAAATCTTACTTTTAGTGGAACTTTTACAGGCTCATTAGTAAACTCAACAAAAACAATTTATGGCAATCTTACCTTTAAAACGGGTATGACTATATCGGCTGGCTCAAATATAACAACCTTTGCCGCCACTTCTGGTACACAAACAATAACATCTGCTGCTTTAAATTTAGACTTCCCAATTACTTTTTCTGGAACGGCTACTTATCAATTACAAGATGCTTTAACTTGTGGAACAGCAACAGCAAGAACAATCACACTTACAAGCGGCACTTTAGATTTAAGCAGTTATATATTTACTCTTTATGGGCTTTTTACAAGTACAGGTGCTAGTACTAGAACAATTGCTTTTGGTACAGGGCAGTTTTATTTAAATGCCCCCACGGGAAATATTTGGACTGTAACAGGAACTAGCTTAACCATTACGGGAACTTCGCCAACTATAAGTGCAACAGCCAATGCACTAACGGGCGAAAGAACAGTTGTCCATGTCCCAACCACAGTATCACAAGCACTATCAATTAATTTTAATGCTACGGCTGGTAGTTCTAATATTGGCTTTGGTACTGGAGCGCAAGTATTTAATAACATAAACTTTACTGGATTTTCAGGTCAAATTGGAAATGCTGGTCAAAGTGCTCAAGCAACATTTAATATTTACGGCAACCTGACGATGGGTACTGGAATGACTTGCGTTGCTGGTGCTACAGGTCATGCATTTAGGGGAACAGGCACACAAGTAATTACATCTAATTCAGTATTATTTGACCAGCCACTTACATTTTCAGGTACTGGAACATACCAATTAGTAGGCGATTTAGTATGTAGTTCAGCAACAGGCACAACAGTCAGTTCAACAAGAAGCGTAACACTTACAACAGGCACACTAAATTTAAACAATTACAATTTATATTGCGGCTCTTTTTCTACAAATAATGCTAATACTCGTTCTATTGCATTTGGTACAGGTCAGATATATTTAACAGGAACTGCTGGTTCTATTTGGGCTTCTAGCACAATAACAGGGTTTACTGTAACTGGCACACCAATAGCTAATATTGCATTTGCTTCTCCAACTGGTGCTAGTAGAGATATTAGTTCTGGCGATATGGGTGAAGGTAATTCAATTAGTTTTAATATTACCGCTGGGTCTGATAATATTACGGGAACATTAAACTGCAATAACTATAATTTTACTGGTTTTAGTGGTTCTTTATCTGGCTCTAAAAAAGTATATGGCAACTTAACAATACCCAGTACAGTTACATCTATTGGTTCTCAAGCTGGTGCTTGGCAATTTGCTGCTACATCTGGCACAAAAACAATTACTACAAGCAATAAAGCATTTGATCAACCACTCACTTTTACTGGTGTTGGGGGAACTTGGCAATTAGTGGGTGATTTAATCATAGGCTCAACAAGAAATATTGCATTTAATAGCGGAACAATTAATAGCAACGGATACAACATAAGTTGTGGAACATTTAACTATAACAATGCCAATACAAAAGGGTTAACCTTAACTAATAGCACAGTTACTATTACAGGCGGTACAAGCGCATCAGGTTTTGTAGGGTCTAACTTAAACACAACCTATAACTTGACTGGAAGTAATATTGTATTTACCACAACTGGAACTGCTTTATTTGCTGGCGGTGGAAACTCAACATTTTCACAAGTAACAATGAGTGGAACAGGAACATTAATACTAGGACAGGTTTCCGCATCATCTACAATTACCACTTTATCCAATACAGTACAGCCTTGCACAATTTCATTGCTATCTACAATAACCCAGCTTAGTGTCACCAATTTTAACTTATCAGGAACAGCAGGAAACTTAGTTACCCTTAATAGCACAACCGCAGGAACTCAAGCAAACATCCGCAAAACCAGCGGTACAGTAAATGCCCAGTATCTAAACATCCAAGACTCCAATGCGGCTGGCGGTGCTACTTGGAATGCTTTAAATTCTATTAATTCTGGTAATAATACTGGTTGGAATTTTTTAATTACTAATTCTGGTAACTTTTTTATGATGTTTTAAAAATAAATATTGCAAAATAACTTATTAAAAAGTTGCTTAAACATTGAAAATGTAAAAAAAGTAATTATTTGATTCCAGCTATTTATGAAATATTAAAGATTATAGTTTTTTATTAAAATGCTAAAATACAACAAAAATCCCTAAATAAGATAAAATTAACTAACTTTATTGGGGATTGACATGGCTTTAGCAGAATTTGACAAAGAAGAATTAAAAACTCTTTTTAAAGAAGTTATTGCTGAAGCATCTCATCCATTATCGGATGATGAAATTAAATGGGTAAGATTAGCTATTGAAGCAGAAGCAAAAAAAGCTGCATTTAGACAAGCTGTAATAGATAAGACTTTTATTGGTTTATTAAGTTCTGGAGCTATTGGTCTTGTATATTTTTGTATAGATGCTTTTAAAAATCATTGGAAATGAAGCCTAGACATAAATCAAAAACCCTTTGGTTTTCTTTTGCCCTTGTAATATTTGGCGCATTATTTGATAATTTACCTATTTTACAGGCTTATCTTGATCCGAAATTTTATTCTTATAGTCTTATTTTTATTGCCATTCTTGTTGCTATATTGCGCTTTTTAACTACAAAACCTTTGGATAGTTAATGTTCCCATTATCTACATTTGCTTATGTCAAAATTGGATTGGCTGCTATATTTTTATTTGGCATTTTTTTTGCTGGCTGGCACACTAGGGATAGGGATTTTGCTGCATACAAAGCTGAAATCAAAGCCGAAGCAGAGAAACAAGAAGCCAAAGTTGAATCAATCCAGCAAAAGCATGAATTAGTCAAAAAAGGAATACAAGATGAATATGATGCGAAACTTAGTTTATTGCGCCAGTATTATGCTAATGGGGTGCGCCAGCCCAGTACCAGCAACTTGCCCGGTTTATCCTCAACCGCCAGCATTGCTAATGCAAATACCGCCTACTCAATTCTTGCTGGACAATGCAGTCAAACTACCTTGATGCTTACAGAACTTCAAAAATTTATTAATGAAACTTATGCAATCAAATGACTTCTGAGCAGTTAGCAAAATTAGGAATTAACCCAGATTGGTTGCCTTGGATTCAAAAGACTTGTGATCGGTATTCTATAAACAATATAATGCGCCAAGCTGCTTTTCTTGGTCAATGTATGCATGAATCCAACAATTTCAAAAATTTACAAGAAAATTTGCATTATTCAGCTAATGGTTTGAAATCAGTTTGGGGATCAAGATTTACTACAGATGAAATTGCTAATAAATATGCCAATCATCCAGATATGATAGCTAACAAGGTATATGCCAATCGCATGGGAAATGGCGATGAAGAATCCGGTGATGGTTGGAAATATCGTGGCAGGGGAATTATTCAATGCACAGGCAAAGACTTATACAAAACCCTATCTGATGCCCTTAATATTGATTTAATCGCTGATCCAGACCTTTTAATGGAAATGCCTTATGCCACTATGTCTGCTGGCTGGTTCTTTAATAAGAAGGCTTTAAATGCCCTTGCTGATGTCAAAGATTACAAAGAAATGACTAAGCGAATTAATGGTGGTTTTAATGGCTTAGATGATCGCATAGTCAAAATTAATAAAGCTATGGAAGTATTGACAGCCTGATAGGATCTTCTGGGCTGTCGGCAGAATCGTGAAGTATTAGTCCTATCTGCTAAACAGCATTAAAATGGAATGTCATCTTCAATAGCACCTAATCCAGCACTATTAGGTACAGAATTACCACTACTAGATTCTTTTGGTTTTGGCTCTGCTAATGAAATCCAGCCATCCCAAGTAACAGGGATTGCTTCTAATTTGATAGCCAATCCACCTTGTTTAGTATCTACACAAACACCAATCTTTTGCCAGCGGTTCTTTTCATTTCCGCTTTTATCGGTATAAGTGCCATTTTTGACAATACAGTCATATTTAATTCCCATTATTTCTCGCTTTCAATTGTGAGTAAATTTGTTCAACTTCATTTAAAAACTGCTTAACTTCATCTTCTATTTGCTGGATATATGCTTCATCCCTATCCAAGCGCACTACAAGCAATTGCAATTCATTTGGCAGTCTAGGGTCAAATGATACAAAATCGCACCATTTAGCCCCTGTACAAGCCATTTGTGTCTGCATTTGCGGGATATATTTTGCCGGGGGAACTCCAGCTAATAAATAATCAATATGAGTGGCAGTATTAGGACATTTGATTTCAATTAGTCCTTCTTTAACCAATCCATCTGGGCTACAACCAAACCATTCAATTGATGGATGTGGTATAAATGATACAGTTTCTACAAAGTTTCCAGAATGGACTTCATAAGCCATTCTAGCCAGCGGTTCTGTTTCTGTACCCCAAGCCATTGCTGCATTAGTAAAACTGCTTGTAGGGGTGTTTGTGAGCCTTTCTACCACCAAATCCATCTTGTAGTTCTTGCGCCCAGCAGATTCACCAGTTTTTATTTTAGACATGACATCAGCAACTCGACTAGCTGTTACTTTGCCTAGCCGTAATTGATGCCATTCATCTGATCCCTGTTTAATTTCTAAATCTACTATTCCAGCAAAAGGAATAGGCTCACAATTAATTCTATCTTGGGTTGTAAAGGTTGTCATAGCTTTTTATAGTGTCCTGTAGTTGTTTTGCATAAATTGATATTGCTTCTGCTGCTTTACTTGCTGATTCCCAATCACTTTTTAAACAAAATAAATGACAATTTTTAATTGCTAATTGAGTGTCTAGGTATAACTCTGAATAATCTTTAGTTTGCATGGTTTCCTGCTATTAGTTGAAAAGTAAATTGCTTCTTGAGGTTTGCATCTATTTTGTTTTTGCATTTTCATAGAATATTCTGCGCTGCAATCATCACAGACCGAAGCAACTTCATGGGCATAGTTTCTAGCATTTACCCAAGATTGATACTTCTGCATAGATTCAAAACAAATTGGATGCCAGTTATTCTGCTTCATCATCTGGCATTGGCATTTGCTGGTTTTCATGAATTAATTGAGTATCTTCAATTTCTGCTTTTTCCCATTTAGTCATAAATTCCTTGGATAAAGTATTAATTGCTGCCATCCAACCTAATTCAAAATATTCCTCTGGTGCATAAACAGCCTTTGGTATTTTGTCAAATTCCTTTTTTGCAAATGGATTCATACTTTATGCTTTCGCCAAATTTGTTGCACTTTAGGATCTGTAAATATAGCATCAGAATCATCAAGTGTCCTGTTAAATAATGCTTTAAAATCAGCCCATTTCTTTTTATAGATTTCTTGTTCACTAGCTGGAACATAACCATAAATTTTGCGCCACCGGATAGTAATATCTGTACTTGCTGGTGTATAAATATAATCTTTATTTTCCATTTTTGCTCCTATATTGTTGATCGGATTGCCTTTTTAAACAAACTGCACACTTCCAAACTTTTGTTTTGTTTCTTAAAACTAATTTAAAACCTTTTGCATCTCTTACTACTTGACAACTAATACAAAACTTTTGTTCCATCCCAACCTTCTTTTAAATATTTATATTCTGCTGCATCGCATACTGCGGTTAATTTATTGCAAACATCACAAGTATCTAACCAAACTCGATAATCATGGTTTCTAGGCTTTTCTTGACCCCATTTAATTCCACAATCGTAACAAACATTATCAGGTTGTTCTTGAGCTAATCGCATTGAGTTCTGCCTTTTTCTTTTCATAAGTTGGCTGGATTTGCTCTTTTTGTTTTTTTGTTTTAGCTTCAGCCCATGCTAAACCAAAAACAGTCTTTAATTCATCTGCGGTTTTGCAATTTTCTAACTGAGCAATAATTTTATCTACTGAAGATTCTTCTGGTTCATCCCAAAATTCATCCCCGGCATATAAAGATAATCCAATTCCATGCAATGCAATAGCTTTTACTAAACACCGCTTCATTGCATTGTTAATTTGCATAGCATTAGGATTAATAATTGCTTTATTTGCTCCATCAATAACTGGCAGATATTCGGTCATTTCTTTGTCAAATGCAGTTACTGAACAACTAACCATCATAGTGTCATTAAAATGAATTACATCGCCATAAAACCAATTTGCTGCTGGATCATGTATTAACAATGTATCTACAGCATATGTCCAAGGAAGATAAGTAAATCGACCTTTTTTCTTGGTTTCGCCAGATACATCTATAGTTCTAAGCTCTTTATATTTGCTCATTTGCAAGCCCTTTGTGCTGAATCTTCCCAATATTCATATATACAAGTTGTAATAATTAATCCAATTTTTTCTTTTTCATTTTTTTGGATTGCTTCTACTAATGTATCCCAATGCTTGCCAAAAAAAGCATCATTGCAAAATGCTTCATGAATATTTTGCTCAAGGTCTGGGCTATAGTCACCATTTAACAATTCAACTATTTCTTCATCAAATTCGGTATCATCCGGATCTTGTGGCTCGTAATAGCGATCTTCAATATGCATACCCATATTAACCCCTTCCTAAAATTGCATAAGCAACCATGCTACCTAAAACAACTCCAGTAGCAATTAAAGCTATTAAATCAATAATTTTAGCTTTCATTATTTTTTTCCCAAAACAAAATTCATAAATGGTGTACCAGTTATGCCTTGATCTTGAAATACAACTTTGTTTTTTTCATCTGAAAAAGCATAGGTACTAAATGCAAATGGGGCTTCTTTATGTAAATCTAACAAAACTTTATTAATACGATTTGCTATGGCATTTGTTTCAGCCAGAGATAGTTCGCTAAAGCGATCTGTGGTCAAACCGCTAGATGCTTGTTTAAGCCGTTCTTGTTGTTCTAGTGTTAATGGGTTTTTCATATTTTGTTAAATCCTTTTGTGTTGTTGATGTAATAACTTTAACCTTGCTTTTATGCAAAAAACTTGATCTAGGTCAAGAAAATGAAAAATAAATAAATTGTTGTATTATTGTTAGATGACCAGCTTAAACCAGCGCACAGTCGCACTTCTTAAAGACCGGGGATACCAATGCGATGTAGTCGAAAGCTACAATGCCTTCACCAAAAGAAAAAAAGACCTATTTGAAATATTCGATATATTAGCTATTGGGTCAGGCGAAACTATAGGGGTACAGATTACTTCCAAGAGCAATATATCAGCCCGCATCAAAAAAATAAAAGAATCTGAGTATTTACCCCTATTGCTCGCTGCTGGATGGCGAATTATTGTCTTCGGATGGTTCAAAAAAGACAATGGGCGGTATGATGTTAAGGAATTTGAGTTTTAGTTGTATAATCTATGGACAGGCTAGTCTATTGGGTTGCTCCAATAGTGCGAAAAGGAACTTAGTCAATTCCCTGCCAAGTCCACCTTTTGACTGCCTTTGACAAGGGATTTAGTATGCAAAAAGCCGATATATGGATGCCCCTTTACATTGGGGATTATCTAGCCGATACAGCCCGGCTTACTACCGAACAGCATGGTGCTTATTTACTTTTATTGATGGATTATTGGCGATCTGGTCGATTGCCTGATAATGATCAAATTTTAGCTCAAATTTCTAAATTATCTCCTGATGCTTGGAGTAATGCTAAAGCAATGCTAATGCAATTCTTTAGCATTGAAGATGGTTACTGGATTCATGCTAGGGTTGAAAAGGAATTGACCCTTGCAATGGATAACAAAGCCAAAATGCATGATAGGGCATCAAAAGCGGCACAGGCTAGATGGGATAAACAGCAAAATAATGCTACAAGCAATGCTCAAGCAATGCCTATGCAATGCCCATCACCTTCACCTTCACCTTCATCTTCAACATTAACAAATACTATTGATGTCGCTAAAGCTCCCAAGGCACAAAGATTAAAGTTAGAAAGTTTGCCTGTAGATTGGGCTAATTTTTGCAATCAAGAAAGACCTGATTTAAACCCAAAAGATATTTGGAATCAGTTTAGAGATTATTGGATAGCAGAACCGGGGCAAAAAGGTTGTAAGCAAGATTGGTTTGCCACTTGGAGAAATTGGGTTAGAAGGCAAAATAAAGCAACAAAACCTATGCAAAAAGAAAAAATGAGCAACTTTTGGGCGCAGATTGAAGGAATCAAATAATGGATTTTGAATATAAAGAATCTGATTTTTGCACCAAGGATGAGGGCATTAAATATGTATTTAAGATGTTTTCTATCATTTATGGTTCTAGGATTGCAAACCATTGGGGGGATATGAATATATCTGCTGTAATGAATGTCTGGCAGGAAATGATTGGAAATTATTTAACCTATAGACCGATACTTGATTTTGCCCTTAAAAACCTTGATCCGGCTGGTTTTGTAACTAACCCTATGGCATTTGCTGAACTATGCAAACAAGCCGGCAGAATCCCTGTAAAGCCTTCTCAGACACTTACTCATCAAAAGACACAAGCAGAAGTAATTAAGGATGCACAGGCTAAAGAAGAAGCATTGGCACAATTGCGGAAATTTACTGGGAAGGTAGTTTTATGAATACTGGAAATCACAGCTATGCCGAAAGAATCCAAGGAACTAATCTTGGTGAAGAATTGTTTGAAACCTATTGTGAATCCAAGGGTTTTCACCTAACTAGATTAGGGTTTGATGAGCATAAAGCCAATATTCCTAACTTTTTTAGATTAAATCCTTATATCCGTAATATTCCAGATTATGTAATTAATACCCCTGATGCTACTTTTGTAGTAAATGTCAAAGGCACAGACAATTTTAAACAAACAGAATACAATTTATTGCCTGAATTTGGAGAATGGTTTAGCACCAAAAAAGCACCATTAATTTATGCTTTTTGCTTTAAAGAGTATGACAGACCAATATTGATTTATCCTGAAAAAATTATTCGATTGTATGAAGAAGCCAAAATAGACCAGCAATGGAGTGATGGAGTAGTTTACCGATGTCTGAATTTAAGAAATCCGAAGCATGGCGGCTAGAGTGCGAAGCAAGGGAATTATTAAGCTGGAAATTGAAAGATCGAAGAAAGCAATTAGCATTAGTTTGGGAAAAAAGGGGCGCTAAAGGCGCAATTAAATTACAAGAGGAAATAACAAGATTATGGAAAATACAGAAGAATCAGCAAACAAAGCAAGAAGATTTATTTATGACAAATCAGTAGATTTTGCCCAGTCGAAGGCTAACCGGGTATATATCGAGAACTTTCTTAGATCAAAAAAATCCATGCTTATGTCCGAATCAGAAGCCACAACAATGGCTGGCAAAGAAGTTGATGCCTATAAGCATCCAGACTATATTGCATTGCTATATGGCTTAAAAGAAGCTGTAGCAATAGAAGAAGAATTAAAATGGAAATTGTTATCTGCTCAACTAGCTATTGAAATTTATAGGACAGAAAGTGCAAACAATCGTGGAATTGATAAGGCTATGTAGATGGGTGATATTCCTTATTATTTTGGTATTCTTATTTTTGCTATCATCATCCTTTCTTTATGGATTAATATTAAATGAGTTCTTGGTTAATAATTGTTACTGGTTTAATTTATTTTTACATTTCTGTTGAAATGGTAATAAAAGGCGATATGGGATTGGCTTGTATGTATGCCGGATATTGTTTTGCAAATTATGGGGCTTATCTTTTAGCTACCAAATAATGTACAGAAATTCTAAATTATTAAAAGAAGTTGCTAAATTACCTTGTCAGCATTGTGAAAAAGAAGATGGAACAATTGTTGCAGCCCATTCAAATCAGCTTAGAGATGGCAAAGGTAGAGGACTTAAAGCCAGCGATTACCGCATTGCCGCCCTCTGCTTTAAATGCCATGCGGAACTTGACCAAGGTTATTTATGGGACAAAGCCAAAAGGACTGAGGTGTTTGAGGATGCACACCGCAAAACCATTGGAGAACTTTTTGAAAGGGGAATTTTGAATGTCAAATGAACCAGTAGCGCATTTTTACCCTGAAGGTGAGGGATGCACAGTCTTTAGTAGTGATTTTGTTTTTAAATATCAAGGAACAAAAGAGCCTATTCCACTTTACACCCATCCAGCAAAAGATTATTTTGAAAATGAGCCACAAACAGAGGAATTATTTGAAATTATGAAAAGTAATGAAATGAATAATGAATAGACCTATTAAAACTTATGCTGGCGGTAAAGCAAATTATGTTGTAGGTGGCGATGAAATTAATGAAGTTATTGAGCATCTTAATGATTTGTTTGTAGGCAGATCAATGACCAAAACAGAAATGGATTTGTTACAGCATATTGTGGATCATATATGTAAGATGTCTAATGAAAATCAATTGTTAAGAATATACAATCAAGATCAAATTAAACCTTATTCAAGCAATCATTAATTTATATACAAATATCGGACAACAATGACTCATGTTTGCATGATTTTTTCTTGAAATTTCATGCACTTACAAGCATTTTTAAAATAGGTTAGCCGACAATAGCAAAGTAAATTTCCCTGTAAAAACAAAGTAATTAAAAATACAGGGAAAAAAGTTTCCCGAACGGGAAAAACTGATAAAAAAGTGTGCAAAAAATTAAAAATATTCCCGAACGGGGCATTTTGTAAAAAAAAGTTATAACTCCAAGTTTTTACAATGCCATGTTAATAACTTTACAAAAATGTCAACAAATCTGTTGATATGTACACTTTTTGTCAATAAATGTACTTATAGGTATCAATATATATACAAAATAT